TCTCTGCCGTCTACAACCTGATCCCCTCCACCGCTGTCTGGCAGGGCCACAACGTTGGCAATACGCTTCTGGCCGCTGCGGGCGTTGCTGTAGCACTCGCCGGCGCAATCGCCAAAGACAAAAACAGTGGCATCAATCCGCCCACGCTGCCCACCAAGGTAGGCATGATCGTGCTGACGATCCTGGCCGGATCGATGCTCTGGCCGGTGAGCGCCCAAGCGCAATCCAACGGCTTCGCAGCCACGAGCGAGGCGGTCGCCATTCGCTACAGCGGCGAGTGGTCGGTTGGCACGCATGTCACTGAGAGCTATGATTTCGCCGACTTTGGCAAAACCAAAGCCAATCACTTGTACGTGCAGGGGCATGAGCTTCTGGCGCCTACGCCGGGCCTGTCGATCTACGCTGGCGGCCTGCAGTTCGAGCCCGATCTAACTGCACTACTCAAGCGCACCAACCTACCGGCGTCAAACTTTGGCGTGTACTTCAACGGCGCAGCGGGCAACGGTGTGCCGTCAAGCGGTGGCTCGCACATTTCCTTCCTGGCTGGTGGCGGGGTCAAGTACGCGCTGACCTCTGCACTCACTTGGCAGAGCCTCAATGTACAGTACTTCCGCTATGGATCCAACAACGGCGCGGCCATCTCAACAGGCCTGAGTTTCGTTTTCGGCAAGTAGGCTCTGCGGCAACCACCGCAGGAATCCTCGTACGTTTGCGCGGCGGCATGAGCGATGGTCCGTGACCGTAGGTAGGATGGACGCTGAAGCTTAGCCGCGCGATTAAGTCTAGAGTAGCCCCGATGACGAGCCGGGGCGAACCTTCGAGGAAAGCTAGATGATCGAGCGCAGAATAAACGAGGTCCAATTCGACGAGGTGAAGCAGCTCACCAAACGCATCGAGGAATTGACCAAAGCGCGCGAAGATTCACAAACCAGACTGCTCGAAGCGCACACCACCGCCCTCGACGAACTTAAAATAAAGCTGACACTCATCGTAGATCGCACAGATGGCCTGCCAAAAGTTATCGAGAGCATTCAAGATCGCCTGACCACGTTGGAGCGGTGGAAGATTCTGATGACTGGGTACGCGGCGGCGTTTGGGTTCATCGGCGCTTTCGTCGGCTGGGTCACATCACTGATATTTAGGGTGCGCTGATGCTCGAAGTCTACGATCCTGTAATCGCCGAAGAAATTCTCGTACGTATGTGCGGCGGCGAGAGCATGCGCTCGATCTGCGAAGACCCCGATCATCCCGAGTACCCATCCCGCAGGACGGTAACGCGCTGGGCTGTGCGCGACACCGAAGGTTTTGCTGCGCGCTACGCTTTCGCGCGCCGGGCAGGGGCTGAGTCAAGGATTGAGGACGCGAACGAGATCGCCGCGGAGATGCCAACGTACACCGACGCGCAAGGCGTCACGCGCATTGATCCGGCCGGCGTCCAGCGCAACCGAAACCGCTGCGACCATGCCAAGTGGGAGGCATCTCACTTGCTGCGCGGCATCGGTAAGTGGGAGGCGCCGCTGGATTACGGCGACAAGATTCAGGCCGAGGTCAGCGGAGAACTCAACATCAAGCGCGTCATCGCGGACGTATAATCGCAACGAGGTGATTCATGCCAGCATTCAGCGCAGTCCAAACCCCGACAGAACTTTCCAGCGGCGATAAGCTGGCCGTACTCAACGCTGAGAACCTGGCGCTGAATGCGCTCACGATGGCCGTGTCGCTGGCACCCCAGCCGACGCCGATTGTGCTGGCGATCTACAACAATTCAGGCCAAGCGGTAACGCTGGTGGCGTCGCCAGACCTCACCGCTGCTGATTACCTGCCCGTCACCGATACGTCCGGCGTGGCCGTTGCTGTCGCTGCAGCATCGGTGGTAATGGCCGAGGTTGCGCCCGGGCTGCAATATGCTGTCAAGGCTGGAGCCGCGATCACGGCAGGGACAATTTGGCTGGCGCGATAGAGGACATTCGCCTCTCGGCGCTGATAAACCCAACGCCGAAGCAGCGCGAGTGTATCGAAGCAACTGATAAATATAGATTTGTGCTGTACGGCGGCGCGGCAGGTGGAGGAAAAAGCTACCTGTTGCGCTGGTGGTGTCTGCGGCAACTTCTCAAGCGCTATGCCGAGACGGGCATCATGGGCCTCGCGGTCGGCCTTTTCTCGCTGGACTATCCCACGCTGCAAGATCGGCAAATCAGCAAGATTAAGCGCGAATTTCCCGATTGGCTGGGGCGCACGCAGCGCACCGAGAAAGAGGGGCTATGCTTCTTCGTGCGCGAGGAGTTCGGCGGCGGCCGCATCGCCCTGCGCAACCTGCAAGACCCCAACAGCTACAAGTCAGCCGAGTTCTGCGACATCGCCGTTGAGGAGTTGACGGAGAACAAGCGCGACGTGTTCGAGGATCTTGTGCTGTTCCGCCTGCGTACCCCTGGCATCGCGCGGCCCTGTTTCCTGGCAGCAACCAACCCGACCGGCATCGGCCTGCAATGGGTCAAGGCGCTATGGCCGGATCACAAGTTCCCCAAAGAGCTGCAGCACATCAAGCACGAATTCAAGTTTGTACCAGCGCTTCTCGAAGACAATCCGCACTTGGGCGCTGAATACCGAGAGGCGCTGAAAGGTCTCCCCGAGAAGAAGCGCAAAGCTTTGCTCTACGGCGACTGGACTGTGCCAGAGGGCCAATACTTCATCAACTTCGAGGAGTCCGAGCGCAAGATTCAGCACGCAATTGTCATGCAGATCGTACAGCCCTGGTGGCCGCACTGGATTGGGCAGGATTGGGGATTTAAGCACGCGAGTCCGGTTTACTGGAACGCGCACGGATTTGTGAGCCCGGCGCAGGCGAAATTGCTTGGCCGCGACTGGGATGCCCCGCGGAAGTGCGTGTTTACTTATAGGGAACATATCGCAAATTTAGCTGATACAGACACGAGCGAGATTGAACTTGGGAAGGAAATCCAGGCGAAAAGCATCGGCGAGAAGCTGAAAGCGTGGATTCTTTCCGCTGACGCGTTCGGCAAGAAAAACAGCCAGCACACTCCGGCCGAGTTGCTCAAGCAGGGTGCCAAGACGTTCCCTGAGCCGCAGCCATGCGACATGACGCCCGGGTCACGCGTATCAGGCTGGCGCTTCATGTACTCGCTGATTCAGTCCGACACCTGGTTCATCTCCGATATGTGCCCAGAGGCTATCGCGGCGATTCCCTCGCTGGAGTACGATTCAGACAAGGGCGGGGAGGACATCCGCAAGACGGATCACCTGTACGACGATGTGGGCGATTGTCTCCGCTACGGATTGGCTGATATGCTGGGCACGGTCAAGGTTCCTGCCCCGGTGCGGCGCGCGGAGATTGCAGCGCAGATTGTCGAGCCTGGGACCACGCCAACGGCAGAGCAGATGACGCACCTGTCGATAGCAATGCGCAAGTTTGAGGCAGATGCGCGGAACAAACCAAAGCGGAGGGGAAGATGGTCAGTGCGATAAAGCGGTGGCTGGGCATAGACGTGCTGGAGCGCGAGAATCTTACGCTGGCGAAGGCGCTCAAGGCGGCGCATCGCCGGATTGCAGAGCAGAATACGCGGGTTGACACTCTGGATGCAGACATGCTCCGAATGATGGAAATTGTGCGCAAGCACGAAGTGGGTTTGACAGCGGAAGCCGAAAAGCCGAAGATTATTGCGAAACCAGCCGCGCCAAAGCGTGTAAACTGGCGTCAGGCTCGTGAAGCCCTGGAAAAGCGAAGCGATTCACCGGAGGAAGAATGAACCCTGAACAGCAAGCAGCATTGGACGCGACCGCAGCCGAGCGCGCGGCGTTTCTTGAGGAAGAGCAGCATGTCATTGCTGGCGTACCGATCAAGCAGTTGCTCGACAAGCCGGAACCTTACCATGCCGGTGCGCTGACTCCCACCTACCATGTGCCGGGCAATGTGGAACGCAATCCCCTGTTCCCGCTGACCACGGAATCAATCCAGGAGGCTGCGACCGAAGGAGTCGAGTTGATCCCCGCCGCCCCCAGCGCCGCCGATCTTGAATTGGGAGAGGGGACATTGCCGAAAGGCGTTGAATCCATCAAGTCGACAGGGATATTCGCAGAGCCCAGCGCCGCCACTTCCTTCGTCGCCGGCACAGGCGATGCGCCTCCGGAAGGATCAAAGCTCCCCAGCGCCGCCGATCTGCACGCCATAGCTGCC